CAGCCCTTGTTACCTTGAGTTTTGCCATTTGTTAGCCCCTTACTTAGTTGGTTATGGTGCGGTTGTTACTGCTACTGTACCAGATACGGTCCATGTTACCGATTGCATTCCGATTTCAGAGACGCTACCTGCAATGTCTGTAAGGTTGTTTACGAGACATGTCATGGTGTAAAGCGGGTTGGTTGCTGATACAACTGCAGAAGTCTGCTTAGCTGTAACTGTTACGTTTGTACCGTAAGCAGCTTGTAGTGTTGCAAGAACTTCTCCTGCGGCTGTGTCGTTTAGGAAGTCGATAGTAATAGAGGAAGCCTCTAGACCTTTAACAAACTTGTGACCTGAATCACCCATTGCTGTAACTTCGAGTTCATCAAATGTGCGGTTAATTGTTACTGCTGTTACGTGGTCAGATAGGTCAACTGAATTGACTGTTAAGACTACGCCATTGTTTAGAAATACTGCCATTTCAGTTATTCCTCATCTTTCTTGGTAGTTGGTTTTGCTTCTGGTTTTGGAGCAACCTGTCCGATTTTCTCCAAGAACTTTTTTTGTTCATCGTGCCACTCTGACATGATTAACTCCATTCCGTAAGGGTGCTGACCTGCACGTTACAGGTTAGCAAGTCTCCAGTAGGCAAGTTCAACACGCTTGGCGCGCTGACTGTGCCCACATTAAAGACAATACTCGATGCGTCTAGAAGCTGAAAGAGGCGCACTATGTCGTCCTCAATTCCAGCAAGGTTGCCCTGATTGTCCAATAATGGCACAAGGATAGAGATTTGAAAGTTAGCCAAAGGCGCGATAGAAGTGCGCTCGTTATTGGTAGGGGTAATGTACGGATCCGCTGGGCTGATTATGAGGCTGTTGGCGATGGGTGACGCGGGCGGGAAGCTAAAGACTGACCACTTAGTATTGTCGGTAAGTGCTGCCGCTATTGTGGATCGTAGGGTAGTTATCGCTGGCATTAGCCCACCATAGAGTTAGGGCTTAGGTAAGGCGCTAGTAAGCCACGAACGCGAGCCATGAGCTGATTAGACATGGTGTAAGGGCTAGGCGCAAAGCCGTCAATAGATACGCCTTGACCTGTTGGTGCTTGGCGTGCTTGCCAGATAGCCACGCTGATCATGAGGCTTGCTTCCTGTATTGCTGGAACTGTTGTGTAGTTTGTGTAAGTTGTAGCTGCTACCTGACCATAAGGGTATATTGGGTGATAAGTCTTAACTATGTTGGCAGCGTGAGTAGTTGTAATTTCAATGCTTTTATCATTAACGGCATTGACTGTTTTTAAGCCATTAAAATTAGATCCGCAACCAGTAACAGTTATATTTTGACCTACATAAAATACGTCTTTTACAGGATTATTAAAAAATAAAGTGCCTACTGTGCCTTTATTGGCGTGGGCTATTGCTGGAGTCGTGTTAGTCCATAGAAAAGGCAACATAACGTCATCACTAGCATCGCAAACGGACTGCAAGACAGCATCAGTATAAAGAGTACCGATGCCTAATGCTGTGCGTAATTCCGCAACTGTCGTGATTGACATTGTTATCCTTTCTAAAGACTAGGGGAGCTGCAAGGGCTCTGGCAGCCCCCCTAGCGACTTAGGGTGTTGCTTATGTGAAGTTGAACCAGTTTGCGCCAGCCGCTAACTTAGTGGCAAGGGCTCCCTGACCGAATAGTAGAATATCTACAGTTCCGTCAGAGTCGATATTGGTGCGAAGTTGCTGACGTGCGCTCTCATACCATGTGTATGCTTCTGGATTGATAACAGCCATTGAGTAATCAGCTGTGCCGACTCCACCAGAACCTTGCATGTAGCGAGAAACGCGAAGATCAAGACCTGCTACTGTGCCACGTAGGCTAGTAGGAGATAACGCTCCGCCAGCGTTCTGTGGGTTTGCAGCAATGTAAATTGGGCGTCCACCATCATTGTAGGACATGATATTTGCCCATTGTTCTGGTGTGACTACAAGGTTACGAGCAAAGCCAAGAGATGCTGAATAAACTGCTGCTGCTGCGCTTGCTACGTAGCCAAGAAGTCCTGCTGAATCATTAGCACGTGCTGTTGCGTTAAGTGTACCTGCGCCTTGGATGGCTGTAGTTACATGCTCCTCTGTGTCTTTTGCATAAGCAAATTCCATCTGAACTAGAAGCTCGTCAAGGAAGGCAGGTGTTGAGTTTGTTAGCAATTCGAGAGTAGTAATTGCACGACCCTTAAATGACTTCTTTGTGACTGTAATGTATGATGCTTCGAGTTGTGACTCTGTAACTGCACCATTCTCATCAATCTGATCAACCAGAGGAACCTCTGAAATCTTAGGAAGCTCGAAGGTCTTTCCAAATTCTGGCATCGAGCCGCGAGAAATTGAATCAATCAATGGGCGGTCAGCGTTAGAAAGGAAGTTAAGTAGCTGTGTGCTTTGTGGTGTTGGGATAAATCCTGCACCTGTTGTCTGATCGTTGTCAGCAGCACGAAGCCATTGACGTGAATCGTCA